GGGCGTAAGTGGACCATAGTGGCTGACTCTTCCAGACCCGAGACCATATCTTATGTCCGCCGTAGTAAATTCAACATCATACCCGCCAAAAAGGGACCAGGCAGCGTAGAAGATGGCGTTGAGTTCCTGAAGAATTACGATATCGTAGTGCATCCAGAGTGTACGCACACGGTTGACGAGCTCTCTATGTACTCGTACAAGACCGACCCCAAGACCAAGCTCATAACGCCCCTGCTGGAAGACAAGCACAACCACATGCTCGACGCCCTACGCTATGCAGTGGAACCGGCACGCCGCTCCCCAATCATAGTCTACGCCCGTCCCGTGCTAGTCACCGGCCCACGACCTTCTCCAGGAGCCTAAAATGGATGAAAATGAACTGTTGGTCGCTGTGATCACTAAGTCATTGGCGGCAATAAAAGTGAAGTACCCAGAGCCGACGCTGCCATCACTCACAGATACTATTACTCTGTTCGAAGTACTGAGCATCGTAGTGACGGAGTACATCGCAGCCACAACTCCGCCACCGTGATACGATGGATAGACTTCCTGTGCTCGTTCAATGTGCATGACTGGCGTCAGGGCTACCAGAAAACACCTACGAGTGTCCGTCGAATCCTGATTTGTCGCCGCTGCAAGAGGATCCGCCTATGAGCGCGCTACTCGCCCCACCCATAAGCCAAGAAGCAGCAGAAATACTCACGCGCGCGTTCAGCCCATCGCCTGGGTCGACGATGATCTCCGTGGTGGTAGATGAGAACCGCCGCCGCATGTCTTTGGAATTCAGGGTGCCTAACGGCCAAATCGCCAAGTGCAACGTAGTGCTGGAACGCCAACATGTCCAATAAAACAGAGTATCAGCTCCGTCTTCCAAATATCAAACGTAACTTCGCCACCATTGGCGAAGCAAACGCCGAAGGTATGTCCTATTTCAAGGACTTCGGCATCCAATCCAGTATCGTCGAAGTCAAAACCACTGTCGAAACCAAGACAATTAAGCGAATTGGTCGCGGCTGATGCTAATCCCAAAGCTTGACCACACAGGCAGTGTGTGGGACGGTTATCCCGTGGTTGGTAAACCCGGCTGGTTCCGTTCTACTGACATTAATGGAAACACCTTGAAGCCCTTGATCCGCTGCAATTGCGGAAGTGTGAGCGGCATTGGCCTGCATCATGTGCATCCCGACGGCACGGTGACAGCTTCGTTCTACCATAAGAAGGGTACGACGTATCCCGAAGACCCCAACGGCTGCGAATGGCATGTGTGGCTCCAACTAGCTGACTGGTCTGGCGAAGACATAGGCCCCGACTAATGCAGATCACTTGGGTCACCGATCTTCTAGACTACAGCTTGTGGGCTGATGGACCGAACAAGGTTGGCTTTTGCCGCCCTGACTTGCCCGATGGCGCCGCGCAATGGGACACCACCAAAGTCGACCGTGGTCTCGCGTATGTCTGCCCCTGTGGGTGCAAGGAGTGGCGTCGTGTCCCAGTCGAAGGCCAAAGAAAATGGAACTGGGATGGCGATGAGCTAGCGCCGACCCTTACACCCTCTATTCTCCACATTAGTCGCAGTGAAGAACGCTGCCACTGGCACGGCTTTCTAACCGCCGGCAAATGGATTACGGTTTGATGGCCAAAACCCCCGCTTCTCGCAAGGAATTTCCACCGGATGCCAGCCTTGGCTTCCCAAGCCCGCCGTCCGACGTCACTTGGTCTAGTCTTTCGAAAACAAGAGGTTCCAGCGGCCTGCGCCAATATGGCGGGTGGGTGCGCGAGGAGTTTCTTCCTCAACTACGCGGCCGGCAAGCGGCCAGAACCTTTAGAGAGATGCAGGATAACTCCCCCACCGTGGGCGCCATCCTGTTCGCTATTCAACAATCCATGCGTCAGGTCAGTTGGCGCGTCGAAGCGGCGAACGATAAGCCCGACGCCGTGCAGGGCGCCGAGTTCATTGAAACCTGCATGGAGGATATGAACCAGCCCTGGCCTGACTTCATATCTGAAACCTTGTCCATGCTTCCCTATGGTTTCGCACCACATGAGTTGGTTTACAAGAAACGGCTAGGAAAAAGACCTCACGGTAACAACGCCAACCAACGTCCGAGCAAGTTCAAAGATGGGAAGATCGGCTGGGCCAAGATCGCCTTGCGGGGGCAGGACACCATTCTAAAGTGGTTCTTCGATGAAGAAGGTGACGTAACGGGCCTGACACAACAGCCGTGGTTCGGTGGTCTTATTGACATACCAATGAACAAGCTTCTGCTCTTCAGACCACGGGCGCACAAGAACAACCCCGAAGGTAACTCCATCCTACGCAGCGCCTACCGCCCGTGGTGGTTCACCAAGCGCTTGGAGGAGCAAGAAGCCATCGCCCTTGAACGCATGTCTGGCACGCCTGAGTATCGCATCCCCAATGCGGTGTTGGAGGCAGCGGCCCTAGGTAACCCACAAGCCCTGGCCAGCCTTGAACAGTTCAAGAAAATTGTCACTAACATCAAAGTTGATGAGCAAATGGGGCTTATCACACCAAGTGACACCTATATGAACAACGATGGGACTCCAAGCACCGTTCCTCAGTATGAATTTCGCTATAATGTGCCTCAAGGTGGCCGTACGGCGGTGAATTTTGACCCATCTATTGAGCGCTACAAACTCGATATGACGACCAGCGTCTTGGCCGACTTCCTCATGCTGGGACACTCCAGTAGAGGTACGCAGTCCCTAGGTGTGACGAAGTTGGACCTGTTCTTCCAAGCCACCGAGGGTTGGCTTGATTCTAACGCCGCCGTTCTCAATGACTACGGCGTGTCAAGGTTATGGGAACTAAACGGCGAAGACGACGATACCCAGCCTAAATTCGTACCCTCTATGCCGCAGAGAACTGACCTTGACAGCCTCGGTCAGTTCATTCTAGCTTTGTCACAGGCCGGCGCTCGTATTTTTCCTGACGATGATCTTGAAAACTATCTGCGCGAAGCCGCCGACTTGCCAGAACTAAGCGAAGGCCAACTCGCCGCCGTAGACGGCATTGAAGGCCCGGCAAGTGCAGACCCTGGCGTTACCCCATCGGCAAACCAAGAGGCCGCCCGCGCTGACGTTAACCGACAAACCACTCAGGTATTGGGCGGCGCCGATATGCAGAAACACATAGCTGGCATGGTGGCCCGCCGCCTTGAGCGCAAGGGCCTTCTCATCCGTAAATCTGGCAGAGGAAAGAGAAATGGAACTTAAGGAATTAGAAGGACCAGCGAGTGACTTGCGCAACGCCAAGAACGCGCTCGGTACAGCCCTGCAACGCCCGCATGAGGAAGACCGGCTGGCAGCGGCCCACGCAGCGCACGACGCGGCCGTGACGGCGCACGCCGCCCACCGGGCCAAGTACCCTGATCTAGACACCATGATCGACGCCGCCGCGCAGGTCGTGATCGACGCGCGCAAGGGAGATAGCCATGCAACAAGCTGAAAAGGGCCACGCCCTCGCTAGTGTCTCGGCCTCGGCGCTGATGGGCGGCAAACTGGGCGAAAATCTCAAGGTTAAGGGTCGCTACGTCTTCGAATGCCATGGCGCTAACGGTGCGCTGAAATGGACCGACACCATCGAGAACACGGTGGTGACGGTCGGCAAGAACTTGATCCTCGACCAGTCGCTCGCCGGATCGGCCTATACCGCTGCTGAATACCTCGGCCTCATCTCGTCGTCGTCCTACTCAGCGATCAGCGCCGCCGACACCATGGCCTCGCACGCGGGCTGGCTGGAAGCCGGCTCTGCCAACGCGCCGACCTACTCGGGCAACCGAGGCACGGCGGCGTGGTCCGCCGCCTCGGCTGGCGCCAAGGCGCTCTCGTCATCGCTAACATTCACGATGACTGGGATTGGCACGATCAAGGGTGGTTTCATGGTCGGCGGTTCCGGCGCGGTGAACACCGTCGGCAGCACGGCGGGCGTGCTGATCTCAGCCGGCCTGTTCACCGGTGGTGACCGGTCGGTGATCATCGGAGACACGGTTTCCGTCAGCTACAGCATGTCGATATGAGCTATTACGACGCCTTAGTGGCCAAGTGGGCGAGCCTTAGCGGCACGACGGCCGAGAAACTAACCCAGGTCAACACACTCACAGTGCCCGGTCCGTCGGTCGAAGTTCCGGTCTCGGCCGTGGTCGGCTACCTGATGCTGTCGGGCAAGTTCTCGGGCTTCATGACCTACGCCGCCGGCTCGTCCTTCGCGACGCCGCAGGCCCAGGTCGCGGCCAAGGAACTCGCGGCGGTGATCAACTGCCCGAACGCGCCCGACTTCGCCATGGGCAACGCGACCGCTGCGGCCGTGCTGACGGCCTTTATCAACGCCGTAGTGGCTGACCCGGCGAGCGGCCTGACCGCGCAGGACCAAACCGCGATCCTCGCCCTCGCCACGCCGCCGACGCCGTGGTGTACGGCGCCAGTCGCACTAGGCGGCGCGGCGCTGGGCGGCGTCGTCACTGAGGCCGATCTTGGTCCCGCCGGAGGGCTCACCTGATGGCTAATCGCAGCGCATGGACCGCCGGCAACGGCCAGGGCCTCAGTTGGGGCGCGTTGCTCAACGCGGCCGACCTCAACAGCATGGCGACGGCCAACTCGGTGCTGTCGAGCGTCGCCGACATTGCCAACGGGACGGCGCTCGACCAGTTCATGGACGTGTCGGTCGAGTTGGCCATTTCGTCCAGCACGATCGCGGCCGGCGCCAATCTGGTGCTGTG